GGAATTCTCTTCATCTAGGAATCAGGAGATACACATATGGGACTCATATCCAAGCTTGTCACCAGAACGCGTGACAAGCCGCAAAACAGGACCAGCGGGTCCTCATACAGTTTTCTCTTCGGAGGATCGACATCCGGCAAGGCGGTCAACGAACGCTCATCGATGCAGATGACGGCGGTCTATGCATGCGTGCGCATCCTCGCCGAGGCGATCGCAGGGCTGCCGCTTCACCTCTACCGCCACGACGACGATGCAAGCAAGCACAAGGCGAAGGAGCACCCGCTGTACACCCTGCTGCACAGTGAGCCAAATGCGGAGATGACCAGCTTCGTATTCCGCGAGACGCTGATGACCCACCTGCTGCTCTGGGGCAACGCCTATGCGCAGATCATCCGAAACGGCAAGGGCCAGGTTGCGGCGCTCTACCCGCTGATGCCCAACCGTATGCAGGTCGACCGCGACAAGCATGGCAAGCTCTACTACCAATACACCACCAGCGCCGAGGATGCGCCGACGATGAAAGGTACCTCGGTGGTTCTGGACGCATCCGAAGTACTGCACATCCCGGGACTCGGTTTCGATGGGTTGGTAGGCTACTCGCCGATCGCAATGGCCAAGAACGCCATCGGCATGGCGATCGCCTGTGAGGAGTACGGGGCCAAGTTCTTCGCCAACGGGGCTGCCCCAAGCGGGGTGCTGGAGCATCCGGGAACGGTGAAGGACCCCACACGACTGCGCGATACATGGCAGGGCCAGTTCGGCGGCTCGTCCAATTCGCACAAGGTTGCGGTGCTCGAGGAGGGAATGAAATACACGCCCATCTCGATCTCTCCTGAGCAGGCTCAGTTCCTGCAGACACGCAAGTTCCAGATCAACGAGATCGCACGCATCTTCCGGGTCCCGCCGCACATGGTGGGGGATCTGGAGAAGTCCTCGTTCAGCAACATCGAGCAGCAGTCGCTCGAGTTCGTCAAGTACACCCTCGACCCCTGGGTGATCCGCTGGGAGCAGGCGCTTTCGCGTGCGCTCCTGGATGCCGATGAGAAGAGGACGCACTTCTTCCGCTTCAACGTCGAGGGACTGCTGCGCGGTGATTACCAGAGCCGCATGGGTGGGTATGCCACCGCGCGCCAGAACGGTTGGATGAGTGCCAACGATATCCGAGCTTTGGAGGACATGGATCAGATAGCCGACGAGGACGGAGGAAACCTCTATCTCATCAACGGAAACATGCTCCCCCTCTCTCGGGCAGGGGCATTCGCAGACAAGGTTACCAACACATCCCAGGAGGAGACCGATGAAAAACAAGAAGTTCTGGCAATGGAAAAACCAGAGCGAAGAAGAAGGCAGAGCGAGAATCCTTGAGCTTTCTGGCACGATCGCAGAGGAGAGCTGGTTCGATGACGACATCACCCCCGAGCAGTTCAAGGATGAGCTGTTCGCCGACAGTGGCGAGGTGACGGTGTGGATCAACTCACCCGGTGGGGACTGCATCGCGGCGAGCCGCATCCATGCGATGCTCATGGATTATCCGGGGGCAATCACGGTGAAGATCGACGGAATCGCAGCGAGCGCTGCCTCGGTCATCGCGATGGCGGGCACGAAAGTCCTGATGGCGCCCACCGCACTGATGATGATCCACAACCCCATGACTCTCGCCTATGGCAACCATCAGGACATGCAAAAGGCCATCGGTATGTTGGATGAGGTGAAACAAAGCATCGTCAACGCCTACGAGATCAAGACGACCCTCACCCGGGCGAAGATCAGCCACCTGATGGACAACGAGACGTGGATGAATGCCAAGAAGGCCATCGAGTTGGGCTTCGCCGATGCGATCCTTGAGGATGCCAAGAAGGCTTCCAATGAGGCATCGTATGCGTTCTCGATGCGCACCTCTCAACTCTCACTGATGAACAAGATCACCGAAACCTATGCAATCACAGAGGACCAGGAGCCACCTGAGGAAGGCAGAGCCGCCCTTGGCGAGCTCGAAAAACGACTGAATCTCATCAAACCCCAATAGGAGAAGACACAATGGGAAAGATCAACGACATGCGCGCCCAGCGCGCGAAGGCCTGGGAACAGGCGAAGGCATTCCTCGACTCCAGGCGCAACGACAAGGGCATCCTGGGCGCCGAGGATACCGCGACGTACGAGCGGATGGAACAGGAGATCGTGGATTTGGGACACGAGATCGAGCGGCAGGAGCGCATCGAGGCGTTCGAGCGGGAGCTGAACGCACACGTGGGCGCTCCCATCACCAGCCGTCCCGAGAACGCCCCGAAAGCAGAAAAGAAGGCGGGACGGGCATCGCAGGAGTACCGCTCGGCATTCTGGAACCACATGAGGCGCCAGGGCAACGAGTTCGAGGTGAAGAACGCGCTGCAGGTGGGCTCCGACACCGAGGGCGGATACCTCGTGCCCGATGAGTTCGAACGCACCATCGTTGAGTCGCTGAAGGATGAGAACATCTTCCGTTCGATCGCGCATCTCATCCAGACCGCAAGCGGCGACCGCAAGATCCCCATTTCCGCATCCAAGGGCGAGGCGGCATGGATCGATGAGGAGGGGACCTATCCGGAGAGCGACGACAGCTTCGGGCAGGTGACCATCAGCGCCTACAAGCTGGGCACGATCATCAAGGTGAGCGAGGAGCTGATCAACGACAGCGTGTTCGACATCGAGTCCTACATCGCCACCGAGTTCGCACGGCGCATCGGGGCCAAGGAGGAGGCCGCGTTCTTCACCGGAGACGGATCGGGCAAGCCGCTGGGCATCCTAGCCTCCACCGGAGGAGCTCAGGTGGGCGTCACCGCCGCGTCGGCCACCGCGCTGAGTTGTGACGAGGTCATCGACCTGTACCATGCGCTTCGGTCTCCGTATCGCAAGAACGCGGTGTGGCTGACCAACGACGCCACCATCAAGGCCATCCGCAAGCTCAAGGATGGCAACGGGCAGTACATATGGCAACCCTCGCTGGTGGCCAAGGAGCCCGACACCATCCTCGGCCGGCCGGTGAGGACCTCGACGTGCATGCCCGAGATCGCCAGCGGTGCGAAGACGGTGGCCTTCGGGGACTTCTCATACTACTGGATCGCCGACCGCCAGGGACGCACCTTCAAGCGCCTGGGCGAGCTGTTCGCCCCGACCGGGCAGGTGGGATTCCTCGGAAGCCAGCGCGTGGACGGGCGACTGATCCTCGGCGAGGCCGTCAAGGTCCTCGTGCAGAAGGCCTAAGGGAGGCACCTGATGGGATACAACACGAAGAACCACCGCGAACAAGGCGGTGAGAGGCTTGTCATCGGCGGCGAGGTGGTCCTCGCCCCCGGTTGCGTCATCACCGACGAGCGCCCCTCTCCGATTCCGTACCTGCCGGCCTCGACTGCCTCCACCGCGGCGAACGCGGTCAAGGACCTGAACGTCCTGATCAACAACCTCAAGAATGCAGGCCTCGTTGAGCCGACGGTCCCGACACTGACGGTGACTCTTGTGGAAACTGAAGCAGCTGCCCTCGTCGGAGAGACGCTCATCCTGGCGGCGGATGCCCAGGTTTCCGACGGCAGGGCCGTGGGTTACCAATGGTTCTCCAATACGGGAGCGACCAATACCGGGGGAACCGCGATCAGCGGTGCGAACCAGAGCACCTACGAGGCGCCCACGGCGAGCGCGGGAACTTCGTATTACTACTGCGTCGTCAGTGAGGCAACAGCAGGAGCCACCAAGGCGTTCAGTGATGTCTCAAGCGAGGTGTGCACGGTGATCGTCAGCGAAACATAAGAAATTTTGGGAGCATCCCGGCAGGCAGCCGGGGTGTCCATCATATCAATGAAGGAGGAAGCGCATGATCGCCAGCATCGCCATGTTCGACACCTATAGCGGCAATTATGAGGATTCTCCGGAGGCCGTGCAGCTCAAGGATGCCTTCCTCTGTACTGCCGAGGATATCGTGATCTCGTACCTGGGCTTCGATCCGAAGCAGCAGGAGTATACTGATGTGGTCGCCTCCGGCACGGGCTCACGTCGCCTGTACCTTCCCGCGCGCAACATCACCTCGGTCGAAAAGCTCACCGTGGGGACGTCCGAGGTGACTCCCTCGCTGGTAACACCTTGCGACGACCATATCCGCTATATCGACCATGCCACCAAGTTCCCCGTCGGTGAGGACAACATCATCGTGAGCTACACAGCGGGATGGGAAGCCGGGCAGATGCCTTCGGTGATCGTCGTCTCGATACTCCGCATCGCCACGCTCATGCTCAGCGAGACCGGTGGCAACATCGGCCTGACGGGCAAGAGCTTTGCCGACAACAGCCGCACCTTCGTCAACTACAGCAACTACCGCAAGTACCTCCAGCCGCTGGACGGCTTGCGCATCCTGGGGTTCTGACATGTTTGAAAGACGAAAACCCTACAGCACCGAAAGCGTATCGGTAGAAACTGAACTGGATGAGGCTCTCTCATTTCTTGAGGGATTGGGGGCACAGCGACACAAGGTGATGCGTCGCATCCTGGGGGGCATCGGCACGGCTGCCCGGAGCCAGGTGCGCAAGGCGTACAAGTCCCACGGCCTGGCCAAAGGAAGTGGGGCGCTGTACAAGAGCATCAACCGCCGCGTGATCCGTAGCGGCAAGGCTGTCATCGTCGAGGCGAAGGCATCCTCGGACAAGACCAAGGTCTTCTATGGTTACGCCCTGGCCAAGGGAGCCAGGATCACCGCCAAGGAGGGAGGGCTTCTGACCTTCCAAAAGGACGGCAAGTGGGTGCGCGTGCACTCGGTGAAGCTTCCCGAGCGCGACTTCGTGGCCGCCCCGGTGAAGCAGTACCTGACCACCACAACCTTCAAGGCGAAGCTGGACCAATTGGTGCAGAAGGAAGTGGACCGCATCGGGAAGGAGGCCAGACGATGACAACCGAGATGCAGGTGCTCGAAAGGCTGAAGGCAGTGATCGCCGCCTCGCTAACGACGCTGATGGAAGGTGAGCCAGAAATCATGGTGGAGCACTTTGATGATAAAAATATAGAGATCGACTTTCCCGATGTGGATGCCATGCGGCGGTCAACGATGCTCTACATCCAACCCGATTATGAGAACCTTGAGCCGCTGGGGATGCATAGCGACCTGGCCACCATGCGCGCCACCGTGTTCATCCTCTGCAAGGGGGCAGCCAACGCGATCCTGGTCAGGCGCACCTTCGCCCTGTACAACGCGCTGTACCTGTTGG